CTGATAATTTACGTGTCTTAGCTTCAACTGTTTGCTTAAGAACCTGGATAGACATTTTTCTGCCTGCCGCTGCTTCTAAAGAAGAAGTTGAAGTTGCGCCGCCTGATGTTGCGTCACCAGAGTAACCTTTTGCAATTGCGAAAGGAGATAGTGCTTCATCACCAGCTGTACTACCAGCTGCTGTTTGGCCATATCTTACTCTTAATGTGTGAATTTGTCCTACTGGACCTGTCATAGGTTGTACACCTACTAGTTCGTTTGCGATAACTGTTGGCATCACACGACGAATAACTGGAAGAATCACTTTGTTAAGTGATGCAACGTTACCTGCATAGTTGTGCCAGCTGTAGCTGATTCTGAAAGGTAGTTCTTAGTATTTTCAAGAACTGATTCCATTACAACCTTTTTGTTACCTGTTAAGCCATCTGTAAGGGCGTCTTTAGTTACGTCCCAATTTTCAAATAGATTCTGTGTCATTTGGAATTCTCCTTAGTTGATTCCTGCTAACTTTTTAAGGTTAATAATTTCGGCTTCACTTTCCGTAGTTGGAGTGTGGGCCTTGTTACCGGTAATCTCAGTCTTCTGAGATTCTGTTAGTGTTTTCTGTGATTTAACATTTGAGCCTGCTTCATTAAGTACTGTTGGTAAGTATTTGTTGAATTGAGCTTTTAATTTACTTGTGCTTACGCTCTCAAGTAAGTTGATCATTAATTCACGCTTATCTTTAGCTAGAGGAGACATAAGTCCAGTCATAACTGACTCACGCTCACGGCTTTCATTAATTTTAGCAACTTGTTTCTCTGCTACAACAATTTTTGCCTCTCTATCTTTAATTTCTTCTTGTGATTCGTCAAGTTGGCTTTTCACATTTGAAAGTTCTTTTGAAAGTTTAGAAATATGTGTTCCTTCAGCTATATGTGAACTCATAAACTCAGCTGCAAAAGTTTCGAACAATTTACGTCCAAACATATTTTCTTTTGCCTGCTTTATGTCTTCTTTTAAAGTACCTAACTCTGTTGATAACGTTGTATCAACAATAGTAGCTAATTTAGTAGAAGCCTTGTCTATGAAATCAGCTTTAGCTTGATTAATCATTTCTTTGCCTTCTTTAACAAGTTTTACCTTCTGTTAATAAGGTCTTTCTTGTCATTATGGAATTCATTAAGTTCTGAAGTAAGTTGTTCCATCACAAAGTCTTCTAACTTCTCAAAGTTGCCTTCTTGAAGTTTTCTATCTTTGCGTAGTTCTGTAATTTCCTTGTTAAGTGTCTCCATAACAAACTTATCAAGTATTTCTGCATGTTCTGAGATTTGACGTTTATACTCTACCTGAGCTTCAACTGCCGCTTTTTTGTCCGCTGCAAATTCTTGCAATTCGGTATTAATCGTATCTGATACCATGGCATCTAGTGCTTCCAACATTTGCGTTTTATCAGTTTCGTACCTGTTTGCGAATTCTTAACGTAATTCAGCAGTGATCTCTTCACGAGCTTCTGTTAAACGTTCTTCCCATGCTTCTGAAAGTGTTGAACGAACTTCCTAAGAAAGGACTTCTGAACTTAGGAGTTGTTCTATTGCATTGTTAGCATTTAGCTTCTGCTAATATCTAGTTTTTCAATGAACTTCAATACTTCGTTCTGGAGGTACTGATTAGCTATTGAGTCGTTATTTACTGCGGTTGCAACGTCAAGTAAGATGTTACCACGATGACCATTCATAATTTGTTAGTATAAAGGATATGGGTAGGCATCTGGTGCACTTGGATTAGCAACAAGATCAACTGTTTGAATTTCAAACTCGCTGACATCACCGCTTTCCGCTACATTACCACTACCTCTTGACGAAACGCCAAGTTTAACTCCATTTTCTATTAGGGTTTTACAAATATTTCCCATTGGAGTTGGTAACAGTTTTAATCGACCATAACCGTCTTGACCGTCCATCCACATTTTTTCTATCATGTGACTGACACGGTCTAAATTAACTTGCAAATCATCTGGATGATCTGCTTCGCCTAATACTGAATAACCAGTTTCAATTTTTTCTTGTATTGCCTTAACGGCTTTTGAAATTTCGTTAACTGGATAAACTCTACTATTTTGATTACGCTTATCACCTTGTACGAAAATACCTTGCATATACAGGCTCTTACCGTCTTGAG